CCTCACCGCGACGGTCATGCCCCCGACCTCGATCCTTGCGCTGTGTCCGGGCTGGGCACCGATCGTCGGTTCATGATTCCCCGTTTTCCGGCCCGGTCTTCTCCCGGGCCCGCTCGTGAGCTGGGACGTGCCTGACTTCTTCCTCCTCTCGCTGGGGCGGACCCGGCGAGTAGGTCCCTAGTTGTCGAACGTCATCAACCCGCCCGTGGTGAGCAGGACCGGGCCGTCGTGGTGGAAGGCTGCGCTGACGAGCAGCGGGTGCAGCCTGTCGAGCAGGTCGATCTCGTCCGCGGCCGTGGAGTCCACGGCCGCTGGCACGGGATCGGCTGGCACGGCGGTCATGAGCGCCGCACCGGCTCGCGATCCTGCTGACCGATCAGGCGCCGTCGCAGGTCATCGATCACAGGGAACGGCAGGGCAAAGGCTGGGACCTCGTGCCGGATGTAGATGCTGACGGCCCACCCGGTCCAGAGCCAGCTCAGCTCGTCGCAGATCAACGCGCCGTCCGGACGGGCGAGCCACTCGGTCAGCTGGTCGCGGTCCTGGATGGCGATGAGCCGGTTCCTGCAGCGGATCTCGACGGTGTCCCGGCGGATGCTCAGCTCGGCCGAGACTGGTCGCCAGTCGGCGTCCACCAGGTCCAGAGTCACGGTCTGGTCGTTCATCACAGCGTCCCCACGTCGACGGCTGGTCTGCGGCCGGATCGGCGCTAGCTCGATGGATGCCCGCGCCGATCCCGCCTGTGAGTAACTGTGGCGACACGGTGCGTTTGCCTCAACGTCTCAATCTGATCAGCGTGTCGTGACACGCCCGGAGTGGAACGGCTCTCATGGAACACGCAACGCAAGACCCTCTGTCACGAGACGTCACGAGGTGGAACACTCAGCGCATGACTACGGGGTCTGCGACGAACCGCCGGTCACTGGGCCGACGGCTGAGACAGCTACGAGAACACGCCGGAAAGACGTCCATGGATGTCGTCGAAGAGCGCATCGCCTCCAAGGCGAAGCTGTCCCGCATCGAGAACGGCAAGCAGGCGGTCACGGTCGCCGACGTCCGCACGCTCTGCTGGTTCTACGGAGCCGACCAGGAGCTCACTGACCAGCTTGCCGAGCTGTCCAAGGAGACCGCACAGCGTGGGTGGTGGGAGGCCCACGGCGACGCCATCCCCACTTGGTTCCACACCTACGTCGAGCGGGAATCTGCTGCTGTCGAGGCATGGACCTATCAGACCGGCCTGGTGCCAGGCCTGCTGCAGACGCCGGACTACCACCGCAGCGTCTTCGAGGCCGAAGCCGGAATGCTGCTCCCGTCCGACACCGCCGAGCGGCAAGTACAGCTGCGCGTCGAAAGACAGCGGGCGGCTCTCGACCGGGCCACGCCGCTTGAGGTAGTCAGCGTGCTCGACGAGGCGGTACTCGCTCGGGAGGTGGGCGGGCCTGAGGTAATGGCCGAACAGCGAAAGCAGTTGCTAGAGCTGAATCGTCGTCCAAACATTCGCATCAACGTGCTGCCCTTCAGTGCTGGGGCTCATCCGGCACTGAAGGGCGCATTCACCGTTCTGGGCTTCGATAGTTCAGACGACCCCGCCCTCGTCTATTTGGAGACGCGAGCGGGGAGCAGGTACATCGAAGATCCGTCGATGCTCCTGTCGTACCGCGAGGACTTTGCGAGAGTCCGCGCACAATCCGTTCCGATCGAGGAGTACCTGAAATGAGCAACATCGACACAACTCAGTGGATCAAGGCTAGCGCCTCAGGCGGCAACGGTGACTGCGTCGAGATGCGCCAGCACAACGGCCAGGTCCAGGTCCGCGACACGAAGGACGCCGGGACCGGCCCGACCTTGGGCTTTACCCCGGCTGAATTCGCGGCCTGGCTGGACGGCGCCAAGCGGGGCGAGTTCGACCACCTGATCTGACCTGACCTGCCCCAGACCGGCGCGGCACCCCAGAACCGGGGGGTCGCGCCGGTCCCGCGTTTGCTGACCCGCCCGGCGCACGATCTCGACAGAATGTCCGATTCGCGGGACACAGCATGCCCAGCGGATGCATCATCTGTGGCCATGAGTATTCCCGCGCACGGCCGCCCGGCAGCCACCGGACGGCGCGCCAGCCAGTGGTTCGGAATCGCATTACTCGGGGCGCTGGTCCTGGCCGTCGGCCTGGTGATCGCGGCCGGCATCGGGCCGCTACTCGAAGGGGCAGCGGAGACCGCGGTAGTCCTGGCCGGCGGAGTTCTGGAAATCGGAGGCTTGATCACGTTGCTGACCGGGCTGATCCGAGGTGCGCTCGCCGCCGCTCGGGGGTAGCCCCGCAATACGACGATGGCCCCCGGCCCCGACGAGGGGGGCCGGGGGCCATCGCCTTTCCGGAGCGGTACCAGAGCTGCCGATACTACGCGCCGAACAGTTGCCGATACCGATCTCCCGCCAGCGGGTTGGACGCCTTCGCGCCGGGCCGGAAGATGTCCGAGGCCACGTAGCCGGCCTGCTCGTTGAAGTACGACTCGAACAGCAGCTGCTTGCGGACGCGTTCGAAGAACGCGCGCATATCGCTGACGTAGCGCGGATTGTCCCGGCCGATCTGCTCTTTCGGCCACTGCGTGCCTGAGCTGACACCCCACTCCGGGACGGCCAGCGGGACGCCCTTGAGCGCCGCCGTGCTGGCCCACCAGTTCAGGCCCTGGTTGCGGTTCATCTGGGTGGCGACGTTCGCATCGGAGGTGAACGCCGGCCAGCAGTCGTAGACGTCCGGGCCGCACCAGTCGACCTTCCCGTCCACCCAGGCGCGCAGGATGGAGCCGCTTAGCCCGCTCTGGTTTTCGGCGATGTTCGGGTTGAAGCCGACCAGGCCTTTGTCGGCGAGGATGCCCCTGAACAGGTCGTAATACTGCGCCCATCGTTGACGCCACAGGCTCAGGTTGGCGTCGGTCACCTTCCATGGCTGCTGCGGCAGGTTCATCTCCCAGCCCAGCCGGATGAACCATCGCTGCCCGGTCGCCTTCATCGCCGTGGCCATCTTCCGGAACTGCGGGCTGAGGTCGGTGCTGATCGACCCGCCCTCCAGGCACATCGGCATGCCGATGCTGACGTCCGGGACGCCGGCCGCCGCCTTGATCCACCAGGTGTCGGCCAGCTGGTCGGGCTTGTCCGCGCCGCTGCGGTAGGTGGGGAAGACGGCGGCGTTGGCCATCGGCTTGCCGCGCCAGGTGCCCATCGCGGCCAGGGTGGCCGGCTGGTGCATCGTGAACGCACCGGACGACCAGGCCACGACCGGAGGGTCGGGCACGGGGTCCGGGCCTGGGTCGAGCACCTCTAGGCCCTCGAACCATTCGTCGATGTCCGGGCCGAGCTTCGCCTTCAAGCGGACAATGTCGGCCGCGGTGATCACCCGCTCGGTCACTGGACCTGCCGACCGGCAGGCGGGGCCGCACTGGTGATCAGGTGGACGCCGTCGGCCGCCAGCTTCGGGGCGACATAGACCGGCTTGGACGCGTACCCGAGCAGCCACCCGAACCGCGGGGCGACCTGCTCCAGCAGCCGCACGGTCAGGTAGTAGAGCGCGCTGATCACGATCGTGATCAGGCTGGTGACCTGCTCTTCGGTCAGGCCGAACCAGCGCGCGGCCGGCCAGGCGAGGAAGTAGCCGACCAGCAACGGGACACCGGTGCGGAGGATGGAGGGCAGAACGGAAACGGGCATGGTCACTCCTTGGGGATGTCGCCGACCAGCAGGTGCCGGTCGATGTGGTCCTGGATCGGACGGGCGTCGAGTTCGAGATCCAGTCGGGTGTTGTCACCCGGGACCGAGTCGGCCCGCGCGAGGAACTGCAGTACCTCGCCGCAGGCCGGGCAGTTGTACGCCATGACCTGCATGAGACTTATAAGTGCGGCCATAGCCGTTACCCCCCAGTGAGCTTCGACACCACGGCCGCGACCCCGCCACCCGCGGCCGCCCCGGCACCGACAGCGATCCACAGGGCCCGCTCGAGCTTTCGGATCCGGGTCTCGTGGTCGACGCCGAGCGCCAGGACGCCGTCCAACTTGCCCTCCATCCGGGCCACGCTGAGGGCGATCTGGTGCAGTTCGGTGCTGTTGCCCGGGACAGGAGGGGTCACGCCGGGTCGTCGGGGTCGAGGGCCTCGCCCAGCTGGGCCAGCGCGGCCCGGGCGCCCGCCTCAGCGGCCGCGGTGGCCTGCGCCTCGGTCAGAGACCCGCCGCCCTGGATCGCACCCGCGAGGGCGGCAACCATGCTCGTCAGCGCGCCGATCTGGGCGGTCATCTCCCGGCGGAAGACCTGCACCTCGTCCCGAGCGATCCGGACCGCCGGCGGCCACTGCACGACCACGCGCAGCGGGTCCTCCGCCTTCTCCAGCCGGGCCCTGGCCGCCTTCGTGTACGCGACCTTGTCCTCGAGGTCCATGCTGCTCTCCTTCCGTGCCCTGATCTTGTTCGCGGCCTGCTCTACGCGGGCCGCGCTGGCGTTGATCTCGACGTGCATGTCGTCGACGGTGCCCGTGTAGTCCATGCCCAGCCGCAGCACCGGACGGCCGGCGTCGTCGGTGATGTCGTCCCGGATCCGGTGCATAGCCCGCTGCTTCGCCGGGCTGAACGTGTCGTGGACGCCACGGGGGTGCTTCAGCGCGTTGAGGTCGATCGCGGTCGCGCTGCCGTGGTTGCTCACCACCGACGTGGAGCCACGGACGAGCCGGTTCGCGTACGACCAGTCGTCGAGGGTCGGCTGCGTCAGCTCCTCGACCTCGACGTCGAACCGCTCGATGAACTCGGCGAACACCACGGCTACGTCATCGTTGGCCGCCCACCAGCCCTGGTCCGCCGCGGTGAACCGGGTGAAGTGCTCGGTTGTGGCATAGGCCGGCCAACCGTTCTGCGAAAACCGTTGACTCATCCTGCTTCGACCTCCGTGATGACCACGAATGTGGAGGTGGTCAACTGGGTTCCGGTGCCGTTAGAGGTGCCCTGAGCCCATTGCAGGGTCAGGGTCCCGGCGTTCCCACTGGTAGTGGTCTCCACGAGGAACGTCTCCTGGATCGCGGTGCTGCGGGTGCCGTCGCCGCCGTAGGGCACCGCGGTGGTGAAGTCGTGCCGGGCGGCTCGCATCGTGGTGTCGGTCACGTTGGTCGTTGTGGTCGCCGGCCCGATGCAGGTCCGGGCGGTGAGCTGGGCGGCGCCCCCGCCGACGACCCAGGTCGTGGCGATGTCCCCACCGGTGGCGGCGAGGAACGCACCGTAGAACTGAACGAGGTAAACCTTGTTCGCGGCGAGCGCGATACCTGCGATGTCGTCGTCGTTCTGCTGCGTGGTCGAGCTGGTGATCGTCTCGGTGGCGATCTTCTTGATGTACCGGACGGGGACGATGTCCTCGGCGAGGATGAATTCGCCACTGAGCTGAGGCACTGGATCCTCCTCCTATCCGTAGATGGCCGGCTGGAACAGGGTGATGACCGCGCCTGCGGCGTGGGCCTTGACGACGCCGTTGATCGAGCGCTGCACGGTGGCCGTCTGCAAGGACGTGGTGCCGGTGATCGCGGTGACCCGGATCTGCTCGCCTTCGCACATCCAGTCCATCGGGAACTGCGCGGCGTCCGTCGTCCACCGCGGTCCGATCGGTGTGGTGATTGCCCAGCTGGTGTCGGTGGTGCTCTCCGAACCGACCAGGGTCGTCCCGGACGACGAGTACCGCCCGACTCCGGTCTGCCCCGCGGCGGCCACCGCGGTGGTGCTGGCGTACCGGGTGACCCGGAACGGGCTTTCCGGGACGCACACCAGCGTCAGGGTCCGCAGCCGATCCCCCAGGTACTCCTGCCACCCGATGGCCAGCTGGCTGATCGTCTCCGGCGGCAGCCACGCCGGCGGCCCGGTGATGTCGACCCGGTCACCGAGCTCCAGGACCGCCAGCTGGCCCAGCACGGTGGACGAGAGGGCGATGCGGGGGTTGTTCTGCCCGATCCGGATCGAGGGGAAGCGGGGCTCGTCCACGGTCCCGACGTGCAGCCTCCACCCGGCCTGGTTCGCCAGCAGGGTGTCGTCGGCGACGTTGCAGTCGATCTCGCTGTCGTACCGGCCCACCCCGGCCGGCGGCGGGAGCACCGAGAGGGCACCGGATCCCAGGACCACGCGAGCGCTGGACCCGTTGGGGCGGGTCACCGTGACGTCGTTGATCACATTGGCGTCGTCGTCGATCGGGTCCAGCTGCGACAGCGACGTATACGGCACTGTCAGTGTGGCTGGCTGCGACTGCAGCGACTCACGGGTCCGCAGGCCCAGGCCGAGGAACTGCCGGGGTTCGTACAGGAGACCGCCATCGACGAACGCGCATTCCTTGAGGAGGTCCAGCAACTGCAGCGGCCGCTGGATACCCATCGGCTCGGTGGCGTCGGCGTCACCGAGGATCACCTGGTCCACACCTTCCTCGCGGCACAGCCGCTGGAACCGCCGCCCGGCTGTCTCGCCGACGAACCCGTTCAGCTCGTCGCGCAGGTCGTAGATCGAGGACGCTGTGCTCTCGTAGGAGACGTGCCCGACCACGGTGTCGGTCAGGTTCCGGTTCGGGTTCATGGTGATCCGCGACGGGGCCCCGATGGTGACCGTGTTGACCGTCCCCGACGACTGCCCGCCGGTGGTGGCGCCCACCTCAAGCGTGGTCACCGTCCAGTTCACGTTCGCGCCGGAGGTTTGCAGGTTGACCGAGACCCGGATGAGCTGGCCGTCGACGGCGAACCCGAGGAGCCCGGACCCACCGATGTCGGCGCCTTCGACGTCGAAGGCCCGCAGTTGCAGCGACCCGTTCGATGCCGAGTTGTAGATCAGGTCCCACCGGAATGCGTTGCCTCTGGTGTAGACCCGGGCGATCACCGCACCGGACGTGGACCCGGCGGGGACTTTCGTGAGGAACCGCACCTGGATGACACCACTGAAAACGTGGTTCTGGATTCGGGCGTTCAGGCTGGCCCCATTGAACTCCGCCAGCGGAGCCGACCCAGGGAACTCCGAATTGGTCGCGTAGGTGGGGGTGTTCACCGTGTACATGTCGGAGGTGACCGGCGACGACCCGTCCAAGCCCGACGCCACGATCGTCGAGTCGGATCCGTCTTCGACCGGCCAGTACCCGATCGGATTCGCGGACACGATCGCCCGGAACAGAGCCGAGCGCAGCGGCGAAACCCCTTGCGAGAGTCGCCGCATCACGCCACTTGCTTCCAGCGGGGTGTACACATTGCGGCCGGAGATGTCCCACCGGATCGGCCACGCGGGAATCTCCCCGCACCACCGGTAGTCCCGCTTCTGCAGGGTCACCGCCCCGTTGAGCGTCCACGTCTTGCCCGTGCTGTCGACGAAGGACGTCGCCGCGTGATCCTGGGCGGTGAAGTCGGGGTTCGCCACGAGCGTGCCGGCGATTCCGTCACGGACCTGCGCCGCGAGAACCCGGCCCCGGATCACGCTCGCCGCCCCGGCGCTACCAGTGGCGTCCAGCAGCACGACGTCCGCCGTCGACGAGAACAGCGACGTCGTGCCCGTGCTGACCACGGGATCGCCGAGTTGGGTCCAGGTCCCGCTGATCGAGTCGCTGGTGTAGAACGTGGCCGTCGCCCCGCCGGCCCCGTTGTTGACATCGAGCGTTGCCCGGACGGCGAGGCGACCCGTGGAGATCGGCAGCAGAGCGGACGTGGAGGACCGGACGATGGTGCCGTCCGCCGACCAGAAAAGGATCAGCTTGCCCGAGCTGGTCACCCACAGGGTCCATGACCGCTGGTTTCCGGTCTCAACCCACTTCGACACCAGCTCCGTGAGCTCGTTCCAGGTGCTCAGCTGGGCATCGAACCGCAGGTCCAGGTCACCGGTGATGTCCAGGGCGCCGGTGTCCGGCGTGGACACGCTGCACCCGCCGACCGGGGTGTTCCCGGTCGCCGCGTCGATGCTCAGGTACGACGTTGCCTGGTCCTCGCTGACCCGCAGCGGTGTGTTCCGGCCGATGAGCCCGTAGTTGGGGCCGGTCGGGTTCCGCGGGCTGTACTTCCCGCCGGTGCAGTCCAGGAACAGCGAGCACGCTGAGGGCTCCGGTGACGACCCCTCAGCGCTCAGGCCGCGGCGGATCGTCACCCCGTCGGAGGAGCGCACATCCCCCAGCGCGGCAAGATCGACCCACGCGGACCCGATAAACGCCTCGGCGTGCAGGCTGGTGTCCACGATGGCCGCCGGGGCCGCTGCAGGGCTGAGGATCAGCGACCACGTGGTGTCACCGAACTGAGCCGGCGTCAGGGACGTGGTCATCGTCCGCGTGCCGGTCGCACCGCCCGCGACCAGCAGTTCGGACGCGATCAGGTGCCGCAACCAGGTTCCGGACACCGACCCCGCGGTGCCGTGCTGGGTCATCGACCCTTGCGCCACGTAGGTGGACGCCGACGCCTGAGGGATGATCTGCCATCCGCAGATCAGCAGGTCGCCCGCGCCGACTGCGGTCGCTGTGGGCGCGGTGTGCGTGGTGCCCGGTGTCGTCGTCCCACCGGCGGTCGTGGCGACGATGGTCGCGCCCGCGGCCCCGGTGATTCTGAGTGCGGTGAACTGCGAGTTGCACACCGCAGAGGACCCGAACGCCCACGACGCGCCTTCACCGGAGGCAGTCCGCGTCCACACCCGGAAGAACCCTGCCTGCCCGGGCGGGCCGCCGCCGGCGCCACCGTTGTGCACGGACGCCCACCCGCCCGGCGCGGTCAGGGTGGACCCGGTCCCGTCCCCGTCGACGCTGCCGCAGACGACCAGGAGGTCGCCGTCGGCGGTGCCTGTGGGTTTCGTGACCGTGTGGGAAGCCGAGTCAGCCGGTGTCGTCTGGGTCGAGGTGGCGACGAGCAGGGTCACAAGGGGTCACCCCCTGCCTGATCCGAGAGCGGCCTGGACGTTGCCGCCGGCCCTGAGCCGGATCGCGTTGCGCAGGACCTCGACCAGGAGCTGGTCGACGGTGTTCGGGCCGGCCACGATCGCGAGCTCCAGGCGCGCGGCCCGGTTGGGTGACTCGACGCCGACGCCGACCTGGTAGGGCTTGCGGGATACCGGCGGCAACCCCGGCCGGGGGACCTCCGGGAGAATGAACCCGTCCTCTTTCGGGACGAACAGTTCCTGCCCGCGCTCACCCACGATGTACGTCTTGCCGCCGGCGACCGGACCACCGGTGGCCCGGCGCCCGGCGATCGCGGCGTCACGGCGGTTCTCGCTGGTCAGGATTTCCCGGATCGTGTACGAGTACGTCTTGCCCGCAACGGTGTTGATCTGTGCGCGCAGGCCGCGGACCTTCGCGATGTTCGCGTCGATGTTGTTGGTGAAACGGAAGTTCCGGGATCTGGGGACCCCGAGAATGCTCTCGGCGAGCTTTCGGGCCTGCCCCCGGGTCAACCCCATCTTGTCGGCGGCGTCGATCAGTCTCGCCCTGGTGGTGGCGATGGTGTCGGCGAAGTGCTTCTGCGCGTCGACGCCTTTCGGGGTCTGCTCGGCCAGTTTCAGCCCGGCACTGGCGATCTCGTCCAGGGCGGCGGCGTTGTTGCGGCCCTTCTCCGTGGTGATGTCGAGGGTGGCCCCGTTCTCCTTCACGCTAGAGGCTGCGTCGTCGACGGCGGCCTCGAAGGACCGCTGGTCGCCGCGCAGCTCCAGCAGCGCGTCGGCGTAGGTCTTCATCTCCTTGTTCAGCTCTGCCGTCGCCTCTGTCGCGGAGTCGGTCAGCTCGGCCTGCGTGCCCAGCCCGCGGGCCAGGTCCTTCACCTGAGTCACCGTGCTGCCCGACGTCGCACCGGCGGCGGCGACCGCCTCGACATAGTTGGGCAGGTGCCGCGCCAGCTGGTCGACGCCCGCGCCCCCCTCGATCGCGGTCTCGTTGAGCTCCCGGAACTGCTGCGCGGCCTGATCGGCGTTCCCGGACTGCACGGCCTGGGTCAGGGCAGCGTCGATGTTCTTCAGGTCCGCGACGAACTCACGGCGAGCGTCGCCGCCCTGGAATGACCCGGTGTTGCCGAGGGAAAACAGTTTGAAGACCACGCCGTTGAGGTCCTCGAAACGCCGGGCGAAGGTCGGATCCGCCAGGTCGCTGAGCTGGCTGCCGATCTCACTGAAGTTCTTCCCCAGGGTGGCCCCACCCTCGGCGGTGCCCTTCGCGAGCTTCGACAGCTGCAACTGGACCTCACCGACCGAGAGGGCGGCGTCTTCAGCCTTCGGACCGAACTTTCCGAGCGCTTCCATGGCGACGACGTAGGCGGTCAGTGCCAGCCCGCCCTTGACCAGGGCCCCACGGTTGGCGTTGATCCGCCCGGCCGACGACGCGAACGCGTCACCGAGCCGGGTCATCAGCGCGGTCACCCGGGGTGCGACCCCCGGGATCAGGGACAGCCCACCGATCAGCGGGCCGATCGACCCGGCCGCGGTAACCGCGTCCGCCCCGTAGGCAGCTGTCGCGGCCGCGGCGACACCGAACGGTCCGTCGACGCCGGCGGCGCTGTTGATCATCAGTTCGAGCTGCCGCTTGTAGGTCTCGATCTTCGCGGCGCCGTTGTCGCCGAGGGTGTTGTTCAGGTTGTCCGCTGCCCCGGCGATGCCCTCCAGGCCCTGAGTGAACTGCTGCGGGTCGACCGCGAACAGGGCCTGCTGCAGGTCCTCGGCCTGCGTGCCCAGCAGCGCGGTAGCCAGGCGGGACCGGTCGGCCGGATCGGGGATCTCCCGCAACCGGGTCAGCAGCTCCGTCATCGCCGCGACCGCTCCGGCACCTCCCCCGGCGATCGCCTCAGCGGTCCGGGACGAGGACAGGCCGAGCTCGGCGATCGCCGCTTGAGCGCCGGTGTTCGTGGTGTCCCGGGCCCGGAGGTTGAACTCCTTCAGGGCATCAGCAGCGAGGTCGGTGTTCCGGGCCCCACCCTGCATCGCGGAGGAGATGAACGCGAGGACCTGGTCACCTTTCAGGCCGAGCGCTGCGAACTGGACCGCGTACTCGGTCAGGGTGTCGAGGAGGTCTTCCTGTGCGCCGGGGATCTTCTGCAGCCCGACGGTGATCAGGTCGAGGGCGTACTGCGCGTCCGGGGCCAGCCCGGTCCGCAGCAGGGTGCCGGCGGCCTTGGTGACCCCGAACAGGTCGACGCCGAAGGCCTGCACCAGCGACAGGGTGTCCTCGGTGATCGACTGCAGAGACGACGACCCGACGTCGCCGAGGTCACCGATGTTCTGCCGGACGTTGACGATGGCCTCGTTGACCTGGTCCATCGACTCGCCGAAGTTCGCGCCGTAGACGTCCCCGGCGACCTTCCCGTACCGCTCGGCTTCCTTGACCGTGGCGCCGAGCTGGCCCTGCAGCTTGTCGACGCCGGCCTCGATGTTCAGGGACTTGACCATCGCGGCACCGAACCCGACAGCGGCCCCCGTGCCGCCGGCGACCAGCGCCGCGGTGACGCCCTTGACGCCGGTCTCGGCTTCCTCCGCGGCCTGCTCGGTCCCGCGCAGGGACTTCTCGAGGTTCTGCTGCGCAGCGACGAGCTTGAGCGCCGCGTCGCGGGCCTCAAGGCTGCCCTTGCCGAACTTCTCCTCAGCCGCGGCGGCAGTCCGGGCGCTCTTCTCGACCCTGATGTTCGCCTGGTCGATCTTCAGGGCCGCCGCGGCGCTGGTGCGCCCGAGCTCGGCGATCCCGTCGTTCGCGCCTTTGTCCTTGAGGACCAGGTCGAACGCGAGTTCCTCACCCATCGTCTGGCCCCCTCAGGATCGCATCGACGTAGTCGCAGGCGTTTTCGACGTCGTTGACCGTCATCCGGTCCTGCTCGAGGGGGCTGATGTTCAGGAGGCGGGAGATGGCGAACCGGTAGCGAGCTCGCCGGGCGGTGTGGGAGTGGTACTGCTCGGCGCGTTGCTGGGCTCTAAAGGGCCGGGGTCGACCTCACCGTCGGGCAGGGCGAGGTAGGGGCGGGCCAGCATGTGGTCCGTCATCTCCTGCGTCCAGTCCTCGGTGATCGGGATGGCCCGGATCTCCGCGCGCCGAGCCCGGATGTCGTCGAGATCGAAATGGACTGTGAGCGCATCCATCCGGACCACGACCTGATGCAGCTGCAGGTCGGGTTCCTCACGGCGCCGGGCGATCCACAGAGCAACCCGTTCCGCCCGCTTGTGGCCGTTCTTAAAGAGGTGGTGCCAACCGTCGAAGGTCTGCCATAGCCCGTCGCCGGCCGCTTCGATCGGCTCCGCGTCCGGAGAGAGCAGTTCCATCGGCTTGAACGACAGGTCTCGGGATGGTGCGCCGGGTTCGGGAGTCCAGCGGAGAATCAATGGTTTTCAGACCTTCCGTAGTGCTGCTCTGAGGGCTGCGGCCGCGCGGGCACGCAGAGTGGGGGCGAGATCTTTCATGGACTCGCTGAACCAGCCCTTGGGTACGAGCTGGATCAGGAGAGGTTTCGTCCAGCGACCCCAGGCCTGGTGAGCGACCCGGCCTCGATCGATGGCGCCCGGATCCCTCACGGCGTTCAGGAGGGCAGTGAGCCGGACGCTGTAGAACCCGCGACGGGACGTGACCTTCACTGCGACCTTGGTTTTGGCGACCTGGTCGGCCAAGCCTCCGCGTTTCGGCAGCCGCTCGGTGCCCTTGACCAGAACCGCCTCGACCTCGGGGACGGCAGTGCGCAGCGCCTGACCGACCTCCCGGACGACCAGGTCGGAGTTCGCGGCGGCGGCGAGTCGTTTCGCGAGTGCCTCAAGTTGCTCGCCGCCGCCGAACTGCACCTGCACCACCGGAGGGCCTACCCGACCTTGGCGATGGGGCTGGCGGCGTTCCAGGACGAGCTGATCTGGACGGGGCCGCCGACGTCGCCGTTGACCTTGAAGTCGGGCAGGATCGTCCCCCACCAGTACTGCCCGGACGTGTTCGTGGAGGGGTAGAGGTAGAACTTCCGGGCCACCCCGTCCACGGCCGCGTTGTAGACCTGGACGGTGGCGTCGTCGTAGAACCCGCTGAAATCTCCGCTGGCGTCGGGGAGTCCGGAGACGTAGACCTTGTTGGGGTCACCGAACGCGGTGACGTCGGACTTGTCAACGGCGAAGTTGATCGACCAGCCGGACAGGAACGCGACCGGCTCGGCGGTGCCACCGGAGGTCAGGTTGATGTAGACGCGACCGGCGCGGCCGTGGATACGGGACATGGTGGGCCCTCTCTTTCAGGTGGTGACCGGCTGCCGGCCGAGCAGCCGGAGCAGATTGGTTGCGGACTGGGCGAACGTCCTGTCCGCGATCGCCTCTCGCGCCATCGCGGCGGCAGCAGCACGCTGGTCGGGGTGCGTGGACCACCAGCGGATCAGCTCGGCGGCCTCGCCCGGGCCAGCGAAGGTCGGCAGCATCGGGAACACCGCGTCGCCCTCGGGGCGGGGGTCGCGCAGGAAGAACAGTCCACACGCGGCCATCTCCACCTCACGCGGGCCCATCGCCAGACCGGCGGCGTCGGCGTTGTCGTCGTGCTCACGCCGGTAGAGGTTGATGCCCATCCGGGCGGCCCGGTAGATGTCCGCCGTCTGCTCGTTGTCGCAACACTTTTCCGGGTCACCCGAGGCCAGGAATGCCCGCAGGGGCGACGCATCGGCCAGGCCCTGCCAGTTGCCGGCCAGGAGGACGTCCAGGCCGTCCAGGGCGCCGCTGGCGTGCAACTGCTCCAGGAACCACCGGCGCGAACCGAACCCCGTCCCGACGAACGCCAGATCCGACACGAGGTCGACCGGGCCGGGCCCGGGGTGGTGGACGGCCGGCCGGTAGGCGTGCGGAGCGAACACGGTCGGCGCGACCGCGGTGAACCGATCCAGGTGGGTCGGATCGGTGATCAGGTTCAGGTCGGCATGCGCGGCCAGCTCCAGCTCCCGCTCGACCTCATACGGTTCCTCGGTGTGGATGATCACCACACGGGTCCCGGTGCGGCGGGCGTGATCGAGCAGTTCGTACGGGACGAAGAACCCGCACACCAGCAGCAGAACCTGCGGGCGGACCTTCCACAGCATCGCCGGAAGCCCGTTCACGGCCAGCTCTTTCGCCTGCTCGACCGTCAAGGCCTTCCGGAGCTTCAGTTCACCGTTCGGGCCTGGGTCACCGATGTCGATCAGTGCGTGGTCGTACAACGCGAGCCGGTCGTCCAGGTTGAAGGTGTGGACGTCCTCGCCGAGCTGCCGCAGCGCCTCGACCCACCCGACGTAGACGTCGTGAACGCTCCAGGAGGGCCCGGGCTGGCCGACCACCCACCGCATCAGGCGGGTATCCCGGACACCGTGCCGTCAACGGCTGGGAGGTACAACTCGCAGCCTTCCTCACCGACGATGAACCTCTGCCCCCGGACAACCCCTCCGGCCTCAGGCGTGGTCCCGAAGCCGTAGACGTCGCAGACCCCCGCGGCGTAGTGCACCTCCGCTGGGTACAGGTCGGCGGCCTCGAACCACCGCTGGAGGTTGTCTGGGTCGAGGTTGGCGTAGTGCTCGCCCTCGGCCAGGGGGCCGCCGTCGTGACCGGAGTGCGGGGCCCGGCCCGGGCCACCGGCGGTGACCAGCAGGGCGCCGCCGGGCTTCAGGTAGGCCAGGGCGGCCCGGATCAGTTCTTCCTGCCTTGCCTCGTGTTCCAGGACCTCGCAGCAGATCACCAGGTCCACCGGTTCGTCCGGGCGCCACTCGATCGCGTCGGCGACGACGTCGACGCCGGGGCCGGGCTCCAGGTCGAGAGCCACGTACCGGTCGCAGGTGAACAGGTCCCGGACCCCACCGTTGATGTTCCGTCCCCCGATCTCGACCACGCTCGGGAAGTGCTGGCCGGCCAACTTGGACTTGGCGTAGGCGCGGGCGGCAGCGTGCATTCAGGGCTCCAGTTCGTCGTCGGCGCTCACGTCCACACCGAACGTGATCGTGGTTGTGCACGGGGTTTCCGCAGCCGGTTGTGCCTCGGTGAGGGTGAACCGGCCGGCGACCATGGCCAGCAGCACGCCCGGGACGCCGATCCGCTCGCCGGGGGTGGATCGGACGGCGGTCTCGGCGGCCTCGTAGATCGCGACGGCGCGTTCGGTGACGATCTGCTGGAGGTCCTCGTCGCCGTCGCCGACCAGGGTCACGGTCAGTTCGCAGTTGATGGTGTATTGCTCTTCCATCAGCCGGTCCGGGCCCTGCGTGGCCGGGGTTCTGGTCCCGGTGACGCCGAGGATCCGCAGCCACTCCGGTGCCCGTGGAGCGGCACGGGGCCCGTAGATGATCCGGACCGGCGCCAGGCTGGGAACCCAGAGGTCGCGCAGCGCAGCCTTGGCCACGGCGATCGTCGTCATGCCGGCACCCACCGCCCCTCGCGGATGAAACCGTGATCAGTGCAGAGGTTGCAGAGCAGCGATGGGCTGAGGGTGAGGGGCTCAAGGTTCACCAGTTGCCAGCGCGAGCGTTCGGGCGCGTGAGCGTTCTCTGGGAGGTCGAACATGATGCTGCCGGTGGAGCAGGGCGTGCCATCCGGCTTGTGGTGGCGGTCGAGCAAACCAATCCGCGTGACGTCGTCATCGCCGACGTAGAACGAGATCTCGTGCCCACCGCCGATGTCGTGCCAGTCGCTCATTGCAGACCCCCGTGGAAGATCGAGTTCACCTGCGGTCGGTAGGTGAGCGTGCGGGGCCGGGTCTTCCGGAACGGGCTGAGGAGGTCAACGACGTCGACGTCGTTGCGGCCGATCCGTACGACCCCGACGTCACCCACCGCGGCCCACCCGAACGGCGCGTCCCTGCGCTTGAACAGGCTCGCGGCCTTGAGCAGGGTCGCTTCGGAGACCTGGTCCGGGACGGCTGACCATCCCCACTTCGCGGTCACCCGCACCCCGGCCCGCCGTTGGGCGTACGGAAACGACATCGTCGAGACTGCGGCGATCTGCCACCAGGCGAACGCACTGTCGCCGCCGGCGTCGGCCGCGCTGTTGAGCGGCTCCAGCTGGTACGTGGTCTGCGTCCAGGTCTCGGAGAACAACCCGTTGGCGCCCGGGTCGGTGGCGACGATCAGACCGCTGGTCGACCACAGGTCATCGATCCAGACGAAATCCGGCTCGTCCGCGCGGAACAGGCGAGTCGTGGCGCTGTTGTCGCGCCAGAACCGGCGGAAGCAGTACCGGTCGATCGCCCGGGACGTCGCGGCCAGGGCCCGGGCCAGCTGCGGTGACGACAGCCGCTCGCCGTCGTCACCGAACCATTCCCGCAGCTCGCCGACCGTCGCGTACACGGTGGCCCCGGCTCGGGCCAGGACCCGGAAGGTCCCGTCCTCGGTGTCGGTGACCGCACCGGTCGCCGACCACAGGAAGGTCCAGAGGCCGTCCATGTCGACGTCGATGTTCGCGGTGTACGTGCCCAGCCCGGTGTGATCTGGGGTCGGGGTGAGGGTCGTGCCGTCGGGGCGGGTGACCGTGAGGATCACCGTCGCGTCTGTCGGTGTCCCGTCGACCTTCGCGATGTAGGTGAGCTTCGGCCGGTCACCGATATTGAATGAGGTCGTCGTCATTGCACGGCCACCTCCCCTGCCTGGGTCGCGGTGATGCTTGAGGCGCTGGCGTGCGGCGCGGTGACGCCGGCGGCACCCGAGGCGGGAGAGCTGACGGATGCCGTGCCGGTGTAGACGTGCACCCGCCCAGGCGACTGGAAGTAGGTGGTGATCCCGAAGCGTGCGCCGGCCAGGACGCCGCTGACTTTGCGGATCGTCCCGGTGGACGTAGCTCCCAGGGTGGTGATCCCGGCCGCCGATGACCGCTTGCGGGCCTGCGCGCTGCCGGTCAGCCCGATCAGGGTCCGAGCGGTGACGGCCCGGACATTGCTGTCCGCTAGCTGCCCGGTCGATGTGAACCCGACCAGGCCCGACCCGGTGACCGGGCTGACCTTCCGGGCCACCGTGGTCGAGGCCAGGCCGGCCAGCGACCGGGCCGCGGCTGGCGTCGTCTTCCGCAGGGTGACCGTGCCGGCCAGGCCAGTGGTGGCGGCGCCGGTGGCCGGCGAGGCCTTGCGAGCAGACACCGTGCCGGCCACGCCGAGGGTGCCCGATCCGGTGGCTGGTGTGGCCTTGCGGGCGAGCGTGGTTGTGGTGACCGCCAGGGCGGCGGTCCCGGCCGCCCTGGTCACCTTCTGGGCTGTGCCGGTGCTGCTCAGGCCGAGCCCGGTCGTGGCGGTGACCGCGACGACCTTGCGGACCACCGCGGTGGAGGCCATGCCCAGCGCGCCGACACCCGTGGTGGCCTCGACCTGCGGCGGCGGGATGAACTCGCCGCCGGCCCATTGCGGTGACGCCGGCACCCACGGCCGCCCGAATGTGGGTGGGCCGAGGAACCAGCCGGCGTACGTGCTGGAGGTGTCGTCGGCCAGGACCATGCTGACGGCCAGGAAGCCGTGGAGGTTGCTGGCACCGCTGGTGGTCGCCGTCGCCGTCCGGGTGCCGGTGGGCCCTGGTGGGACGGTCTCGGAGCCCGGCAGCGTCTGCATGAACCCCGTGGCGTTCAGGACAGATGTGCCGCTCATGCCGCCCGGCGGGCTGATGCTGCCGCCGAACATTCCCTCGAGCATGAACATGCAGATCAACAACCCGGACCCGCCCGGTGTGACCGACGGCGCGATCAGCGACGTCGTCGCACCCGCGCCCGGATTCGCCCACACCGGCGGCGCCGCGAACAACTGCACCGGGTCCGCGCCGGCAATCCTGAACACGAACCCGGTGTTGTCCGAGCCGGAGCCGCCCGGGAAGTTGTAGGGCCCAGCGCCGGCATCGACCGCGCGACGGGTCCAGATCTTCCCGAAACCACCCAGTGTGGTGACGGTGTCGGCGGAGCTGCTGACCTGGTACCACCCGGCCGGGGCGGTCATCGCCGCGGCGTCGCCGTCGTTGTCCGAAAGCAGAACCGCGAGCAGCCAGTCCCGGTCGGTAAGCCCGGCCGGCGCCGCGTTGACGACGGTGAGGCCTCCCGAGCCGTCGCCGAACGTCGGGCCGGAGGCGATTACAGCCGGCACGCTGGCCCCTTCCTAACCGGGCAATCGCCGGTGACGTCCGGGTGCCGGCACTACGTGACCAGCTCGACGGAGATGTCCTGGCAGGTAATGGTGTTCGACGCCGACGCGGTACCCCATTTCGCGCCGATGGTGAGGAACTTCGCTGTCGTTGTGTCCCACGTGAACGTGCGACCGGCAGCATTGTCAGGGATCATCGCCACAGAACCTGCGGTGAGCGACGTACCCAGCACGAGGGTGCCCTGACCGTTGAGAGTCCCCGACGAACCGACGGTGCGGATCACGCCCTGGTAATCGAGGACCCATCCCCACGCCGCCGCACCGCTGCCCGTGGTGATCGTCGTGGACGCCGCGAGGACCGTTCCAGCGACGCCGCCGAGGTAGATCCCGATCAGCAGAGTCGGCGTGCCCGTGGTCGAGAACTCACCAGCCGCCCGAATCCGAAGCTCAGTACCGACCTCCAGCAAGCCTGCCGGGACGGTGATATTCGGCGCCGGCGAGATGTCGGTCAGTGTCGTCGAGTTGGCCAGCGCAGTCCCGTTAGCCGTGTGAAGCGGCGGCAAGGGCGCAACCCAATACTGCCTCACGGGACGAAGGTGATGTAGACGGCCGATCCAATGATCTGCAGATCACCGGAACCCGGACCGAACACCAGGCCGATCCGCCACCGCTCGTACGGCTCGGCGGAGCCGTCACCGGTGGAACCGATCGGGCCATTGGCCGAGACGCTGGGAGCGTAGTCGTCGCTCACCCCCCAACCGTCAACGTCGTCGCCCTGCAGAACCACGAACCCGCCTGAGAGCGGAATGCACTCAGCAGCAGGAGAATCGGGCGCGACGTCGAAAAGGACGAAGGTGGGATTCACGCTGTCAAGCGTGATCCTGGTCTCGATGACCGTGCGGACGTAGCCCGCCGCGGGCGACGCCAGCCGAACTGATGACAACATTGGTGGCTCCCTAGAATGCGGTGGCGTCGAGGACCAGGGCGCCGGCGGCGACCGTGATCTGGCCCTGCGAACTGAACGTCTCGGGGATCACCTTCTGGAAGAAGAGCTCGCCCTGGCCGGTGATGTTGATCGCCGTCCCACCGGAGGTGGTGGCGACCTTGAAAACGTCGGTGGTCAGGCCGGACGCCAGTACGAAGTAGACGGTTCCCTCGGTGAGCCCAGCCGGGACGCCAGCGCCGAAGACGTCGAAGAGCTGCACCCGGTCATCCGCGACGAGACCGTGCCCGCTCGAGGTGATGGTGTCGTTGGTGACGTCCGTCGAGTCGACCGTGGCGAAACCCTTCACCGTCCCGTTGATCGGGGCGTACCCGATGAAGTTGTTCGTATTGCCTGTGCTGGCATTGAAATACAGGAGGAACCCGTACCCGCCGGGGGGCACGTCGAACGACAGGGCCCCGGTGTTCGACTTCAATTCGGCGGCCGCACCTCCCCAGGTGACCGCCTGCCGGGCGTAGGCAGGGCTGCCCCCGGTGGCCTCGGTGCCGGCGTAGTTGGTGCCGGTGCCGGGGTCGGTGGTGTTCCCGACACCGATGTGGGTGATACCCGGCACGGACTCGTCGAGTCCGTTCAGCGCCAGGTTCTTCCCGAGGGTGTTCAGTGGCATTCGTCAGCTCTCCCTTCGTGATCTCAGCCGAGCCGCAGGGAGCCTTCGACGGTCCCGGTCACGATGTCGACGAAAATGCCGGTGGATGCCCAGATTCCGCCGTCGCCGTACCAGGTGGATGCGGACGCGGACGCCGCCAGGGCGACGTCGTCGAGGAGGATCCCGGCGGCTGAGGTTCCGTCGTAGACCCGGACCTGTGCGGGTGCGGCGGCGGTCTCCCGCAGGACGATTCCCCGGTAGATCGCGCCGCCGGTGTAGACCGCCTGGTCGGCACCGCTGAGCGCGATCGCCCGGGCTGGAGTGCCCACCGATCAGACCCCGGTGAAGCGGTAGTTGACGACCAGCAGCATGTTCGGGATCACCAGGCCGGTGCCGCCGACGGTCTTGACGACGGACAGGGTGTCTGCCGCCGCGAGAAGCAGGTTCGCGGCGGTGCCGGACAGGGTCATCGACTCGGTGGTGAGGGCCACCGAGTTCGTGGTCGCCCACGACCTGGTGGCCACGGTCGCAGCGGCGGCACCGGCGGTGTGCCGGGTCAGGGTGTAGACGGCGTTGTTGGTCGGGTCGGCGGTGATCGCGGCCGCAGGCACCAACTGGGCGCTGATGATCTGCGCCTTCGCCGGGGCGACCCAGGCCGGCAGGTTGCCGGTCACGCCTGCGGCGCCGACTGATTCGAGGTTGACGACGGCCTGCAGGGCGCCGCGCAGCTCAGTGAAAAGGGGCATGGCGGAACATCCTCCGGTGATGGGGGTTTCAGCCCGCAGGTGCATCACACCGGGGGCCCTGGGTCAGGAGAAGAGCGGGCGCGGCGGCCCCACGGGAGGACCGCCCGAGGACCGCCGCGCCGGCGGGGTGGGACTAGTTGGAGCCGCGGTAGAACCCGCGGTGCTCGACCGGAGCACCGCCGTAGATGTGGCGCACCTTCAACGTCATCTTGTCCGCGTCGAACATGCTCCCCACGTTCGGGTCGGACTGGGTGAAGAGCTGCGGGGTCTGCTGCCCCTGGTAGAACCCGAGCTCGATGGTCGGGCACTGCGCCGGATCCGCGACCAGGAACCAGTCGTCGTTGTCGCTGTAGTAGTCGACGACGATCGGCTGCAGACCCTGGTGCAGGTTGGGGATGTTCGAGGCGTTGCCCGAAGCGGGGACCGCGACGGCCGATGCGGTCAGCTGGAACGCGAGGTTCTCCAGCGCCGACGGCACCACCAGGAACTTCGGGATGAACGACAGCACGTTCGAGGAGTCGCCGTAGGCCGCCTGCTGACGCATCTTCCGCCGCCCGGTCGCCAGCGTCGTGTCGCTCAGCACCGCCGGGTTGTCGGTGTTGCTGTGGGTGGCGTGGAAGAGAGCCGTCGAGTCGTACGTGGTCGCGGCATTCGTCGGGAAGATGTCCCAGACGAACCGGAACAGGGTCTGCGCGGCGGCCAGGGCGAGCTTGTCGGGGATCAGGCTGATGGCCCGGACGTCGTCGTTGGCGATCGCCTCGAGGGTGAGGTCTTCGGTGCCACCGCGCTTGGTCGCTGCGTACGTGGCTTCCTCGTTGGTGGGGCTCGTCAGCGGCTGGTACGGCTGGCCCTGGTTGACCGCCGGCAGGACACCGTATCCACCGATGCGCTCGATCCGCTGGGTACGGAAGTCGTTCACCGGGAAGATGTTCGACACGATCGCCCGCCACGTCTGCAGCGACGGCTGCGCGTAGGCGGCGACCAGGCGCCGGGTCACCGAGTCGCCGAGTGCGGCGGCCCAGGTGGTGCTGGCCACGGACTCAACCAGCCGGTCCCCGTCGGTGCTGCCCGAGTCGTACCCACCGCCCATTGACTCCCGGAGGATGACCTTGTTGAAGTCCTCGTCCCAGCTGCGCGGGCGGGCGCCGGTGAAGTCGAGGAACGCCTCCCGGAAGCTGTTGTATCCGGTGGTGTCGCCGGGCGTGAAGAACGCGTCCAGCGCCTTGACCTTCTTGTCCCGCGACTCCTGGGTCACCGCGACGGCGGCGGTCGGCACCAGCTGGGCGCGTTCGGCGATCCCGAGGGCCCCCTTGAGGGAGGCGACCTGCGCGTCGACGTCGGCCTCGGTGACCTGGTCGGGCAGCGCGTCCAGCAGGGACTCGGCCACGGCCTCAGGCAGGCCCGCGTCGGCCACCTTCGAGCGGACGAGCATCTTGCCGAGGAACGAGGTCTTGGCCAGGGTCTCCCGGGCGCTGACGGGGTCGGTGGTTGCCGGGACCGGCGGGGTGATGGTCTCGGTGGCAGGCCGCGACAGACCGACGGCAGCGAGCTGCTCCGGCGTAGCTGTCTTCAGAGCGGCGAGCACACCTTCGGTGCTGACGGTCACATCAGTCTCCTCTGGATCGGTGATCTCTTCGGGCGGCCCGCCCGCGGGGGTTGTTGGGGAATCGGCGTCATCCGTGGTCTCGGTGTCGTCGTCCAGGCCACCGGCGACGGCCCGGGTGGCCTTACCGCCGGCCGCCGGGTGGGCGACGACGTCGGCGGAGTTCACGGTCACGATGGACGTGGCTTCCATGCGCCGGGCCCCACCGAGGTTGACCTGCCGGAACAGGGCCTGGACGTCATGGGAGAGCCCGACCAGGGGTTCACGGCCGTCGGTCTCGCCGGCGAGCGCGGCGTCCAGGGCCTCGGCCGCGTGCACCGCGGAGGGCAGCAGGTGCAGGTCGGCTTCGAGGCCGTCACCGGTGGAGGCGACGTCGGAGTAGTACCCGACCATCCCGCGGATCGTCCCGGACGCCATCTCCTCCGGAGTCCGGTGGTGGTCGAAGGCCTTCGCGTTCTCGTACAACGAGGCCGCGGCCGCGAGGACCTGGGCCGGGTAGATCCGGCCGTTCTTGGACTCGCCGGCCTGGATGATCCGGACCCGGTAGACCCGGCCGCCGGTAGCGTCGTCCTCCTTGGCCTCCAGGACCCGGCCGGGGATCCGGACCCGCTCGGCCGTTGCGGGCGGGCCCGTGGTCTCGATGATGACGTCGGTCTCGGCTTCGGCGGGCATCGTCGGGTCGCCGCCGGCGGCCGGCACGTACCAGGTCTGGGCGATCACCGGCACCGGGTCGTCCAGGAAGGTGATCGTGCCGATCGTCCCGACGGGGGCCAGTGCGTAGGTGCGCTGCCAGGTCTTCCCGCCGGAGCGGTACACGACCATGGTGTCGGTGAAGTCCTGGACCCACGCGTAGCAGTAGTCGTACGGGGAACTACCCGCAGCCTTGGCGGCTTCCTCGAGTGCGACCTGCAGCAGGTCGCGGGTGTCGTTGCTCGAGCGTTCCCCGTTGATCGCCTCGACCACGGTCGCGGCGTCCGGGAGCGTCACCGTCTGGGCGGTGGCGGCTGCGCGGATCCGGTCGTGCAGCTCGGTGAGCGCGGCCGGCAGGTAGCGGGAGGCCTCCCGGGGGTGGTGCGTCTCACGCCATGCGGTCAGCACCTGCTCGGCCGTGCCCAGCGGCCACGTGTCGGCCGGTGCGGCCGGCTGACCAGTGGCCACGGACTCGGTGACCCGGACCGGCACCGGCTGGCCGGCCTCGGCGGCGAATGTGTGCCCGCAGTTCGGGCAGGCGAGATCCACGGTGGTCTCCTTCCCTCGGAAACCCGCGGTCGCGGACTCCTGGTTGCAGTCCAGGCAGCCGATCACCGGGTGCCCGTGCTCGGGGTGGTTGCTCATCCGCTATGCGCCGCTGCTCTTCCGCGCGTCGATCTCCTTGGCCAGCCGGTCGGCGGACCACCGCTTGTCGACCTTCACGCCGAGCGCTTCGGCCTCGGCGCGGAGCACGTCGAGGACGGCGTCCGGGTCCTCGGTCACGGCCTCGGCGGACTCGGCCAGCGGCGGCCGAACGTACGGCGTGATCGCGCCGTCGTCGGTAACCAGGGTCTGGACACCGTCGTGGGTCTGCACGACGGTCCCGCCGCGCACGGCCACCAGGTCGACGACCTCACGGGCCTTCATTCCCAGGGCGATCGCGGCCTCTTCACGGGTGAGCTTGGCCATGCTGAAACTCCTCATCTGTCAGGGTGGTTGCGGCGAAATGGGGGTCAGGCGGGGCGGAGATTGCCGCGCCGGGCGGCGGCCGGTGCCGCGCCGTCCACGTGGGTGGCGATGTCGTCCGGGTTGGCATCGGGCTTGCCGAGGTCCGCGGAGTACGGCACGCCGACGTAGTCCTCCCAGGCCTTGCGGGCGGCCACCCCGGCGGCCTCTTTGGTCAGCACGCCGGCCGTGACGAGGTTGTCCAGGCCGGTCGACAGGTTCAGCAGCACCTGCGCCGTGAGCTGCGCATCGGCTGCGGCGATCTCCGGGCCGCTGATCGTCACCGCCTGCGAGGCCGGGATCTCGTACGTCACACCGGTCTTCGGGTCCGTACCCTCAACCTTCGCCGGGAGCCGCTTCGCCGCGACGGCCCGGTCGACCGCGAACCGCACGAGGTCGGTCTGGTATCCGAGCCAGGTCTTCTGCACACCGCCGACCCGGCGGCGCACCGGCTCGGCCATCGTCAGGCTGGTGGCCCTGTTGGCGTCCTCCGGATCAGCAAGCCAGGTCTTGGCCAGGCCGGCGCCTCCGGCGATCAGGGTCAGCACGCCCTTCGCGGCGACGCTGTCCTCCTCGGCCTCGGTCGGAGCCGTCTTCGGTTCCCAGGTGACCGAGTCGGTGTGCACCTCGACGGACCCCGAGCGCGGGACGGTGGTGCCGCCGCGGGCATTGACGAAGGCGTCGACCTCGGTCTGGCCGCCCTTCACGGTCACGTCCCAGACCAGGTACCGGGCCAGCGCGGTTCGGTCGATCAAGTTCGACAGGATCGTGTCGTAGGAGTCGAGCCAGTCCAGGATCGGCGCCAGGAACGGCATCCCGCGCCGGTCCGTCAGCAGGGTCTTCCACGGCGTCCACCACTGGCACTCGCCGTCGCGCAGGCCGGTGATGTCGTCGACGTCGACGACCTTCTTGGATCCGCCGCCCTCGAACAGCACCTTGCCGGGCCACAACGGGTTGCCGGAGATGAGGCTGACGTCCCGGATGTTGGTGGTGTCGATCGGCGAGAACCGGACGACTCCGGAGCCGGGGCCGACGAGCATCTCGTGGCACTGCTCCCCCATCAGCATCAGGTCCCGCAGCATCAACTCCTGCCGGTCGCCGAGCGCGTTGCGGGGGTCCTTCCAGAACTCCTCGGCGACCTGGCGGACGTCGGGGTTGTTCACCTGCAGGGACAGACCGGAGTCGCCGACGACGAAGCTGGTGTAGGTGTCGAGGATCGCCCGCGCCATCGGGTTCGTCCGGTACGCGGCGACGCTGTACGTCCGGGACTTCTCCAGCGTCCAGTACGGCACCTCCCTGCGTGACCCGGCCGGCTTGTACCCGCGGTCACCGTCGACCGGGTCGACACCCCACCCACCCGACCCGGCGGCGCCGGCCGCCATCACCTGTGCCGGCGAGGCCTCACGAACCCGGGACGGGAACAGCCACGAGCCCACCGGGTTACCCGACCCTCGTGCGCTGTTCGGCGTCGGCCAGGATCCGCTTCAGCGCCAGCACGTCGGCCGGCGCGGCCGCGGACCCGACCCGGGACGAGGTTGCCTGTGCGGGCTGCTGGGTGGCGACCCAGGACAGGAACACGCACACCCCGCCGGCCAGCACCAGGCTTACCCACCAGTTGCCCAGCAGCCCACCAGCGCCGACCACGACGGCCACCAGGCCGGCCAGGCCGAGCAGGTTGGCCAGCAGTTCGGAACTCGGGACCGGGAGACGGAACTGGATGGTCACCACGCCACCACCTTTCACAGGTTCAATCGTTCGGTCGGGCGCCACAGGTCGCCGGACGACGCGGATGGATGCGTCACCGGCGCCGATCCGGGTTCCGACTTGGTCTCGCCGCGGTGCTTCTCCAGCAGCCACAGGGCGCCTATCTCCGCCGCGAAGGGCGCCAGGTTCCCGGTCGACGTCTTCCAGTCGAGCGTCCAGACACCCTGGTCGAGGGTGCGCGTCGCGTACCCGGCCATCGAGTCGACGACGATCGGGTCACCCGAATGCGTGAACGCCGGTAGGCGGCGATCCGGCCGGTCCGGATCCGCCCGCCCGGCCATCAGCTTCTCGACGTGCCCGCACGCCTGTGCCTGCTCGGCCGGTGCCAGGAGCTCGAGTTCGAATTTCGCGCTCTGCAGCTCCGGGCCCAGGCTCTCCACCGGGCCCTTGGCCCAGGCCGCGAACACCGCATCCGGGTACGCCGCTTTCAGCTGCTGCAGGCGCCCGTCCTGCCACTGCCCGTCCAGACGGTGCTTCGCCAGCAGCCAGTCAGTACCCAGGCGGTGATCCGCGAGCTCGACGTGCGGAATCCCGCCGAGCCCGTCCGCCGCCGTCGCGATCGTCGCCGAAGCCGACGACTTCTCGATCGTCACGAAGAACACCGGCCGGCCAGCCGGCTTCGGATACGAATCCGGAACGGCGAGATCCGCCCACGCCTTGATCGGGATCGGCTTGGTCAGGGCGCCGCCGGCTTCCTCCCAGCCGAGTGCCTCCCGCCCGTACTCCAGAACACCTTCCGGCGTCCGGCACAGGATGCTGCGCTCGCTGCGGAGGCTCTGCAACCGCATCCGGCCACGGCCGATCGCGTGATTCGCCTGCCGCCAACGGTTCTCGTCATCGAGCGAGCAACCCTCGACGCCGTAAATGTGCGTGCAGAACTTCCCGGCCAGGCACCCCGGGTCGGCCCAGCTGCCGTCGGCGCGGTACTCGATCAGGATCAGGCCCGGGTCACCACCGCGGCGCCCGCGCGCCTGCAGCGACCGCAGGTGATCGGACTCGGGCTTGCCGGCCGAGCTGCCGTAGTTGATCTGCGGGTTACCGCGGGACCGCAGCGTCGGCAACAGCGCACCCATTGCCGCCAGCAGCAGGAACAGCGCCTCGTCGAAGACCACGCGCTTGCCGCCGAGGCCTCGCCCCCCGCCGCCAGTACGGGCCAGGAGTTCGAACGATGCACCGTTGTCCAGGAGGATCGCCTGCTCGGACTTCGACTCCGTGACCGACTTGACCCGCCGCTTCAGCGACCGGTTGTTCTCGATCAGCTCCATGACCCGACCGAAGGTGTCCAGCGACGTCTTCATCAGGTGCGAGGTCCAGAAGATCCGGTCCGGAGTATCCGAGAACAGGAACAGGTCGGCCAGCGCGATCGGCAACAGCACCGACTTGGTCTTGCCGTTCTGTCGGCCCTCGATGATCCCGGCCTCCGGGACCAGCCAGTCACCACCCGGGCCGTAGCTGGCCAGGACGTCAATGTCCCGCTGCTGCTCCAGATCCATCTCGATGCCGATGCCGCCGGCCCACTCGATGATCTCCGGGCCGTAGGACCCGCGCCGGGGCGGCACCCAGAGCGTCGCCGGCTGCTGCAGCGGCGCCGGGGACCGGGCAGGGCTCACGCGCTGGCCCGCTTGGTTCGCAACCGGGCACTGAACTCGTCGACCTCGTCCGGCTCTGCCGGCGCACCGTCGAGCGCCAGCTCCATCGTGCGCAGTAGCTGCGCGCTGACCGAGGACGCCTGCGACCCGGTCAGCGCATTGCCGTCCAGGTCCCGGGCCAGGCGCAGGGCGATCGCGCCGGGCACTGTGTGGACCCGGTTGGCCTTCTTCAGGCTGGCCAAGGTCTCGGTCTCGACCGGGCCCGGCACCGGCTCGTCAGCCACGGCGGTGGACGCTCGAACAGCCGGGACGGCGGCCACTCTGCGGTCACGCCGGTCAGGCGGCGAGCACTCCGTGCATTTCCTCCTTCGCCGCCCGGGGCCTTGCTGCACCGGGAGTTCGGCCGGGCACGTCGCGCACTTCACGATGCGTCACCTGACCCTGACCAGGGCGGATCACATTCCGTAATTGCCCGCCGGATTGGCAACCCGCAATGCGTCGATCGTTGGAAAAAAAGTGGGCCTGGCAATGCGGGTCGTCCGC